GGCAACTTGGTCGTCTGGGGTAAGCCCAAACGCTAACCAGAAGGAGAATCTGGACTCAGGGGTAGGTTCAAGACCCAAGTAGGCTCCGCTTCTCCCGAAACGGTACCTCCAGATCTCATCCACGGCCAGCCCTGTTTTCCCAGTAGAGCCCGAGACACTCGGGTATTGCTCGAAAAACTTCGCCATGACCGGCACCCCATCATTCACGATTCTTCCTCCAGTTCCAACGGCGTCCACCCACTCGTGAACATCGGATTCAGTGTTGAAATGAGACAACGCATGCAGGTCCTTAGATAGACTCTGGTGAACGTTCCGAATCATGCGATATGTATTGCCCACCAAAATGGGCCTACATTGGCAAAACTCGATTCTCTCAAGATCATACACTGGCTCCTCCACTTTCATGGAAAATCCGAGGCCTGTATAATAATCTTTCAGGCCAACCGTAACGCGTTCGAGATCATGTTTCTCAACAATGAGCATGCAATCATCTCCATTATTTGCTAACCGGAATTTTTGGACCCCTCGTAGTTTACACCACGTCCACACGGTAGCGCACATAATAAAGCAATTGCCACTGCTGGTATTCATGTCCCCGGACATGCGGCATCCCTCAACCTCATACCTGACACTTCCATCAGGACAACGTGCTAGACCTTTGTTGTTTACCTGCATAGCAAGTAACCGTTTTAACAGGGGTCTTTCACTTATGGGGAATAGCTGAAGCCACATACCATGTTCATACTCCAATGCTGTCTTAGACACATGCTGGTCAAAACGAGAGGCATCCATTCCAATTCCAACAGGGTCTCGAAACGAGTTCCACATGTCGTGCATGGCCTGCCCAGCTTGATCAGCATTGATGCCTTTGAAGATCGTTCTTCCTCCGAACAATCTATCTATGCCCTTGAAGAGTATGTCCTCAGAATGCCTTAAATATCTACCCACTTCCACATTATACCTAGGATCTCTAGGTTGGATAACACGTGGGGCAGGATCGGGTTTGGCGGTTAAATTAATCTTTTCCGCCTTCACAAAAGTTGTCAACCAAGCATCTTTACCCCTCACGGGGAGCGTTGCTAACGACTCCACGGCGTCTGTATACCTCTTCAGCTTGCGACCCTTATAGAAACCAAGGAATTCCTGGTAGCTAATACGGGTGGTCGAGGGCAGAATGGAACACAAGGCGTCACGAAACCGGATGAGTGGTTTCCAACTTCCAGGGGTAGGCTTTGGTGTGGGCTGAAGTTCTCCATCTTTCTCAACCATGAAGACCCTTTCCACCAATCCCCTCCGAACATTGCCTAAAGAGTGGTTGTGCACTCCAAACCGCAGATTTGGACCCATCCCGAAAAAGCGGTACATTTTCCGGGATTTGGATAGGGGAGGTCCTTTGGTCACCGACATCCCCTCAGGTTCACCACGCCACGTGGGTGTGGTAAACCCCTCGATGACCAATAGGCCTCCCTATAGGGATCGATCGGGAATATTGCCCGATCCAGATCCCACTCCTGGTGCTATCACACCAGGTGGGCCAGGCAGCGATGTCCCAGAGGCAGAAGCAACTTCAAACCCAGGCATATCAACCACCGGACTCATTGTTGGCTCGACCGGCAACTTTCCACTCCATAAACGGTTGGAGTTGGTGCTACCATCAAGCAAGAACCCTTTTGTGGGG